ATGGAAGTCGTCACCGGCCGTTGGGGCCTGATCTCGGGATCTACCCGACCCGACGCATCGGCCGGGGCCGAGAAGCTGTGGACCTTCAACGCCCGCGACGTCCGCGTCGCAAACGTTTTCACCTTCCGCAACGCCCGGTGCCGTCACAACGCCAGGTTGCCGCCTCAAGCGAACAATTACCCTCTTGTCGCCTTCGCCGAGTGCATCTGCGTCCACCATATCAAGCAGCGAGGCGCGTAGGCGGTTGCGTGAAGTGAGTGTAAGGGGATCGCGACCTCAGACCTTACGCCTGTTTCAATATAGTCGTAGGTCCGTTCAATCATTAGGCGTACCGTGGACTTGTGGCATACAGCCACAACAACCTAAAAGGTATCCACATGTCTACGACCATACGCATGAATTCTCCTCCTAACCAATCAGGCAGCCTGAACGAGAAAGACTTGCCGGGCAAGCAACCAGAAAAGCAAGCGGAACGACAAAAGGAAGACTCCGCGCACAAGACCGATCCGATAGAACGGAGCGAGAAAAAGGCACCCGAGGTCGGCGGGCATTCTGGACCCCGGAAGTCGTGATCGACCGTAGACTTGTTCTTCGGAGAATCCCTCGGCTTCTATAGGTCAGTGCAATTAAAGACACCACCCATTGGAGGAGTGTCTAATATTACCGGAGCTCACCATGAAGAACCTAAGTAGCTCAGACTTCGACATTGATGGGCAGCCAATGCCGTCAAATACTCAGCCTCAAAACAGCACGCCAGCTAGTGGAGAGAAAACAGCTGGCCAGCCTGGCCTAGTTGGGAACGGAAGCGCGGATAGTATGCGCTCGGCTAAAAGTCTGCAAAAAAACTCCTCGCCGCCGATTCGTTGGTTTGGCGCCGAAAGCCCTTGGGTAACCGCCGGCTTGTCCGCGGCCACAGGCCTTATCCTGGGAGTCATGCTAGGCCGCAACCGGTAGAGTCTTGCCCCAGTTCGATTGACTTCGCTACACAAAGCCGCTATCCGTTGAATGAACAACTCAGCCAAGTCTCAGCGCTGTGGTGTTACAGATTGCCGCAGCGTCATCCGGATGTCTGCGATGCCCCTACGTCAACCGAACGCCTGGGCCATCGTGCTAGTCCGCACTTACGCACTTATTTAGGCATCTATCATGAAACGTACACCTCCATCCCACTCTTCGCCAGAAATGCAACCCCAAGGGCAGAATAAGACAGAGAGCGCTGTGGCGCCTGCCCAGGCGCGGCCTACAAAAGAGGAAGGTTCCAATGTGGTGAAAAATGGCCGCGGGCACGGTCCGCGCGCACACACCGACTGGAAGAAATAGTCGGCGTCGAACCTCAATTAGCGGGCGGCGCTGCTCCCTGGAGTGCGGGATGCAATAACGACTTGGTTCTCCGAGAATCGGCAGCGCTTGCCGAATGGCCAAGGGCGTTGATAGCGCAGAGTAGACCGCCTTCCTAACATCGCAATCAGTCAGCAACTAAGCACAGTACTTGGGTGCCCCATAGTTGCGCGGCGGTGGGCTTCGAGCTCTCAAGCGAATGGCACCTCCGCCTGACCCCGCTGCACTCCCCCTTCCAGTGTAAGTATTACCTTCACCGTATGACGGACTCCCAGCGCGCATATTCGGAACCGACAAGGGCCTGTCGTCGCCAGTAAAAACGAACCAGATATCGACTTCATCCACGCAATCCACCCAATATTAAAAAGGGGCGCGCGAGGTTGAGCACTTCTGCCCAGAAGTCTTCTTGGGACCTGCGTCACGCTGGCTTTCCCTTCCCTCGCAAGAACGCTGCAACCCCTCCTTTCAACGACTTAGCATCGTAGGTCGAATTCCTGACGGCAGCCTGCAATACAACCCTTCGAGCGTCGGTCGACATAGACTGCCAAACGGTCACGACCGCAGCCCCCAGGCACGCAATGACGCGTCGCTCATGCTCGTCAAGAACCCCAGGGGCCAGCACCTCAACAACGACGGGCAGTTGCACGCCACCCTCGTTTAGCCAGCGCTCAATGTCATGGTCATCTTGATGGTCGTGGTCCATGGCGAATCCTAAAAATGATCACCCCTGGCGAGGCGCGCAATCTTCGCCTTAAGTGCAGACTTAGTAAACGCTGCTTGAGCACTTTGACGATTTAGCACCTGTTGGCGCGCGTCAAGCGGAAGCTCATCCCAAAGGCTCAAAATGGACGCGCCAAGGAAGGCGAGAATCCGACGTTCAGACTCCTCGTACTCCTCCATAGCGAATGATCGGGCCAGCGAAGCTAGCTGGGAGCCCCCTTCATTGTCCCAACGATCCTGAGCGTTTACACCCGTTGACTGTGTCATGGCATCCTCCCGCCGGTTGCTTGAACCTAGTGTAGGCCAGGGACGGTCAGAGCCTTACGCTTGTTTCAAATCAGTCTTAGGACGTACATGCTATTGGGCGTACCGTGAATAGGTGGCATACGTCACGACAACTCAAGAGGTACACATCATGACTTTCCCTACTCGCTTCAGCGCCGCCGGTCCTCCTTCGCAACCCGGTCAGGACAACCAACCGAACAAGCAGCAAGAACAGCAAACCCAGGAGCAAAAAGAAGAAGCCGCGCGCAAACAGGCTCAGGGCGATCCGACCAAGCAGCGCACGCCCCAGTAACCTTGGGCAGCCGCCGCATTTATGTAATTAGACGCGGCACCTGTAGCTAGGCATCCACAGCAAGTTTATAAGCGCTGGCTCATCGCATGGACGCGAGAGCTGGCGAATGCCATTCTTACTAGGGCATGGCGCTTCTTCCTTTCTGCCCTAAGCATCGCAGAGACGTCGCCAGATCTTATTCCCTTCTAGCACCTGGCGCCGAACAGATGCCGGCGTCGCTCCGATTTGGGCCTTCGAGTCGAAGTAGATCGGCCGCGCATGTTCGCAATAATCAACGCCGACCCGCTCCGGGGTCGCGCACCCACTCCCGCTCAAGCTCAGCAGCAATAGCGTCATCGCCCATACGGGCCGTTTCCAATTGCACATCACGCGCCTCCTTGTAGGCCTGCGCGGCCTGTTCCTTAAGTTCCGCAGCCCGTCGCTCACGTTCCGCCCCCTTGCCAGTGCTGCGCCCCCGTAGATATGCCCCGAGGGCGAGCGCTAAAGCGGCACCGAGCGCCACCAAAAATCCCTTGAATCGCTCAACCAGTTGCAGCATGGCCGACCTCCCTCATTACGGCGGCGTAGTTCCCTGTCCATTTTGAGCGCAGCGCTGCGCGCTCGTCGGCCGTCCCGCGGGTGTACGCCCCAGGCCGCCAACTGCGTAGGTAAAGCGCCCACGCACGTTCCTCGTCGCCCAAGGTGGGCAAAGGCCCCGGATCAGACCAGAGCAGCAATCGGGCGAGGCCGGCGGCCAGCACGTCGTCGAACTCGATTGCATTCCAGATCGCCACGTCGTTGGCCGCAACGCCACGGGCGCGATACAGCTCAGCGGCGGCGGCACGCGTCGCAGCATGAAGGCGCACTCCGCGGACCATGCCGCCCCCCTGCTCCGCTTGCCAGAAACTCTTCGCCGGACCTGTCGGTCGCGGCGGATTGCCGACCAACTGCCTGCGGTGGATGAACCGGCTTTCCTGCAGGCCGATGCCGAGCAGCTCGATGCGCGCGGCCGGCGTGTCCATCTTGCGAGGGAGCAGCGCCAGCGCGGGCTCAATAGCTGTCCTGATAATGTCTGAAAGGCTCATGGCTTGTGGCTCCGTATGTGCTTGGCCGTCACCGCGGCCACGTAGAAGGCAGCGGAAGCCGCGAGCGCCGCGTCTCCAGCGCTGGCCCACCCGGCCACGAAGATGCGGCAGGCCGCGCCCGTCGCCGTCAAGCAGATGGCCGACAGGCCGATCCGTTCCAGCGTGGTGTCCTTGATGGCTCGGGCGAACACGGCCAGGCCGGCGCCCCCGGCAACCACCAGCCAGCAGACGAACGCGAGGACGGCCCACAGCGTCAGATAGATGGTGCTGTCCATGTCATGCTCCCTTGCCGCGCACGCGGTCGATGACTGCCTGCCAAAGTGCGGCGATAGGCGCGGCCTGCACCGCTTCCCAAGCGCGCGAGACGATGGCCATGCCGAACATGCCCATCAGGAAGCCCGCCAGACCTTCGGGAATGCCCAGCGCGAGGGACAAGTACGGCGAAGCGTAATAGGCCACCAGCGAGCCGCTGACGGCCATGCTGATGCGCGCCGGCCAACTGCCTTGCAGGTAGCGCATGGACACAGCTGCGCCCAGGACGCCGGCGAACTTGGCCGCGAAGGCGTCGAAGTCTTGGATGTTCAATCGCGTCTCCTTGAGACGAAAAAAATCCCGCCTTGGCGGGATGAATTGAGATCGAGATCGCTGTGGTGCCACTTGCACCCGTCACGCTCTCAAGGTCGCTGCGAAGAGAAACAAAGCGCGAAGGTCCGCGGCAGCCAGGCCCAGTGTGTCGGCGATCGCGCTGAGCATCGGGCTGCTCGGGTCGAACACCTGCATCTCTTCCCAAGCGGTCCGGTAATACGCCGGCGTCTCAGGCTGGGCGAGTAGCTGCTCGGTGGCTTCGAACAGCGAAATCCCGCCCTCCTCCAGCGGGATGTCGCCATAGGGCGTCGCTCGCATGGCCTCGCGTCCTTGCCAACGAGACACTGGCAAAGGCTCGGGCTCGGGAGGGACATAGGGCGGAGGCGGAGTGCTCGGGACAAGGGTTTGAGGAACAGAGAGCTCAGCGCCATGAACTGCAACGAACCTCAGCACCCCGTCCACTTCGGCCACTGAAACATCGTCCTCAAACTGCCAATACTGGCCGGTTTCGGTGTCTTTGAATGTTTGCATTTAGCGATACTCCCACCATGCGGAGATGGCGCTCGCTACGGGCACTACCCGGTATGTGGAACCGGAGGGAACGACTACCTGCGCACCCAGGCTCGCGGCCGCAGTAGGATTGAAAGAGTCTTGCGCAAGCCGATCATCCACGTACATGATGATGCGGCCATTCGCGGCGTTCAACGCGACAGAAACCATCACGAGGATGGGCTTGCTGGTTGAGTTCGTAAAATTTGTGTTTGGCGCACGGGACGCCCCCACGCTCTGCCAAGACTGCCCGATGCCAAGCGCGGTGATGAATCCAAGATCCGCGATTCGGGCCTGCTCCTGCCATGCATCCCAAACTTTGCTTGAGGTGAAGCGCACGCGCTTGAATGTGCGGCCCGTTCGCGCGGTGTACGTCTGTGTCACCTGCATATTGCCGATGTTCGTCACCTCCACCAAGAGCGTGCCAGCCAGCATGATCGGCCAATTCAGGGCCGCTGTGGCATTGGCGTCGGACTGGATCACGTAGAAGCCCGGCAGCACCATACTATTGGCGTCTGTGCCTTCAAACAGGGTTTCGCTGAAGGCGTGCTGCTGCTCCAGCCGGGTATTAGCATCGAGCGACGCCGCACCCCCAGCGGCCCCCAGCTCATCGGCAGAGATTGCGTCACCAATGTCGACCCCAAGCGCGGCGATCAGCTCGTTGATCTTCGTGAAGGCAGATCGAGGGGACTCCCCGCGCCCTCCGCCCGCTTGGGGGGTGTCCAGGTCAATATGGAACGCTGAATAATCAGGCATCGCCAACCCCCGTGGTCCCGCGCGCAGCCTCATGCGCCTTGATCGCGTCGGCAATGCCCTGCCTGGCGATCATCTCCAATCGGGCCGTCAGCCCATTGATCAGCTCGTGGGTTAAGCGATTGCCCATGTTCTGGAGAAGGACCTGATGAATTTCCTGTTGCATGTTTTGCTATGCCCATAAAAAACCGCCCGGAGACGGCATGTCGGTTAAAGCCCGTTCACGTCGATGACCGTGTAGTTCCATAAAGGTCGGTCAATGGACGGGGCGTTGATCGCGTTGGTATACGGGCCTTGGACTCTTGGCGCATTTGCGATTCCAAGCGTGTTGCCCAGTTGTCTGACGCAGGCGGCAATCCAGAAAAACATGTAGCCGGGGTTCGGCCCGACCCCTACAGGAACCTCTTCCGTATACGAGCAAAGGTTGCCCTGAAGGACAGCCGGAACCGTCCCTACCGGCATGGTGTAGGTCAAAAACTGCGGCGGCATGTTGTCCTGCGTCGTCGGAAGATCAGCTCTCGTTCCGCCAAGACTGGCCAGATACCGCATGTACTGGTTCCGCGAATCGAAGGAGATTGCCCAATTCGCGTTTTTCACACGAAGCCCATAGTCCTGCCCAGCAGGAAAGCCCGTCACATCTGGCGAAGCGAACACGTACCAGTAGATCGTCGCCTGCGAACCGCCGACGATGTAGGACAGAAAACTCACTGTCATCGTCGTTGCGGTAAACGTCGCCCCCATAATGAACGATGGGAAATCTGCCCGCCAGGCAAAGGACGAAGATGAGTTGTAGGGAACGGTGATCGTTGCTGCACGCCAAGAGCCAAAGCCAACGGCTTGATTCGCCACCGCTACGCCCTTAGCCCACAAGGCCAGGTTCTTATAGGTGCTGTCGATCTGAGTGATCAGGTCGCCGTTTTTGATACGTACCCCAAAGTCGGGCATTAGCCTATCCTCCCATAGCCGACCCGGACGGAGACGCGACTAATTGGCGAGACGAAATACCAAATGAACCCGGACGCGGTCGCCGAAATGATCGGCATGTTCATGTAGCCGGCCGCTCCTTCACCGCCAACGGGGAAAAAGAACGGTGTTCCGCCGACCAGCTCGGGCAAGCTGATCGAACCGTCGGCGGTACCGGTGACGAAGTCCCCAAGGATGCGCGGAAGCGTGGAGGTGTACTGCACCTGTACGTTGCCCGCGGCATCCTTTATCTGAACGCCAAATGCCATCGCTCCCCCCTACGGGATGTAGCCGAGCGTCACCCGGTCAATGCCGTTGTTGTCGTACACGATCACCTGCTGCGGAGTGATACGCATGCGACCACCGCCAGGAAGCGGCGAGTTCAGCTCAAACGTGCCAGTCTTCGAGAGACGCCAGCCGCTCACGCCTGCCACGTAGTCGTCGGACTGAATGTAGGCGCCAATCATGGCGTTCGTGATGGTCCCGTTTTTGATGAACAGGCTGTTCAAGAATGCCGTGTCGTTGGCGACATCAAAGATGAAGGGCGCGTGCAGTTGGCCATTGATCGAGTTGAGAAATGCAATGGTGTCAGCCATCACAAGGAACTCGCTACGACTGGTGCCGTCCGGGTTGATCGCAGCGCCCAGCGCCACGCCGGTCTGTACGACCCGTCCATCGGTTCGAACCTGCGTTTTCACTTGCCAGCTCGACGACAACGCGCCATCCAGGCTCGCGACGACAGAGGCCGCCTCCTCGACGGTCGCTTCCATCCCAGTCACCGCCGCGGACAGCACCGTCAGGCTATTGGCAGTTGCCTGAGTCAGATCCGCCGTCACCTGAAGCTCTTGACGAATGATCGCCAGGTTTCCTGCCGTCTGCGCGGCAAGGGAGGTCGTTCGCTGTGCCTCGCGGTAATCGCCCTCGTTGATCACCGAGGTCGTCGTCACCGTTCCGACGAAGCTGTCGCCATCGTCGCCTGCGAACCACTTTTGATCGAGCACATCGTCACCGGCTAGGTCGCCAATGATTCTTTCCAGCACGTCCTCGGTAACGCCTGCCTGAATTTCCCTGATCACTCCAGGTGCGAATTGGCCCTCGCCGAGTCTGCCTTCCAGGTAGTCCAAGATGGTCTCGGGGTCCTGGTTCGGCTTCCCAAACACGCCGGCGCCGGACGATGCCGGATACCACTGTCCGGCCGTGCCGTTCTTGTCGATCAGCCGGATCCAGAACCACATTTCGGTGGAGTATCCCAGGCCGTACAGCGTGTAAGAGGTATCCGGATAGGACACCTGGGTAACCACATAGCTGTCAAAAAAGTTGTTCGTCAGGCTCGCGCGGATCTCCGCCTTCTCAAGGATGTTTGGCGTGTCCGGGTAGGACCAGTTCAAGCGGATCGCCATAATCTCGCCAGTCGTGACGAGCGACGTGACAACCGGCGGGCTGCCGATTAAGCCGGACAGCGTAGTCAAGGGCGAATAGGCCCACAGCGACGGAACATCCAGCCCGTTGATGGCGCGGACGCGCACCACGTAGTCCCCGGAGTAGATATTTAGGATCTCCGCGAGCAAGGTTCCCGTGCGCGGCATCTGCACCCAGTCACCACTGTCGCGGCGCCACTGCACGTCATAGGACACCGCGTTCTCGGCTGCCTCCCAGGTGATCTCGGCATTGTGCCGCGTGATGCCTTGGTGAAACGTCGCGAACTCGGCGATCATGACGTTGTCGGGCGCAAGCTGGGACCGTGGCGGTACCACGCTGACGGGCAGCGGGTCCAGCCGTGCGCCGTTGTCAATGGCGGCGAACTTCCCCGGGTGATGAAACACCCCGGACACGTCAAAGATCGTGCCCTCGTTCCGTTCCTTCACCGAAATGACCCGCACATACTGAGCGACGAGATCATCCGCGTCCACGGACCAACTGGCGTCCGCAACCGGTGCCGCCGAAAAAGCTGGGCTGACAGTGACCACCCGGTCGGATACCAGCGCCACCCGGCGCCGCTCTGCCTGGCCGCTCGGCAAAATCACGGTCAGAGTGTTGCCGGGCTGGATCGGGTGATCTCGATCCAGCGTCACCGTCGAGGCCGAGGCTTGCCGCACCAAGCCGCCGATCGGACGCCCGGCCCTGTTCTGATCAGCGATCTGAATGATGCTCCCCGGCTGAGGAATCACGCCCTCGAGGCCCACGGAGAACGACACCCCGCCGGTCTCCAAGCGCGACGTGTAGAGCTGATACAGCCCCACGCGCTGGGCCTGGCCTCGGGACGTACACCCGAAGGCCGTGACTTCGGTTTTGCGAATACCGAATCGGAAAATCCCGTCATCGTCATTCACCACCTCGACCTTGGCACGGTAGAAGTCGCTCGGATCGTTCCAGGACACCAACGCCACGGTGTTACGGGTCGAGATGTCGGCCCCCGTGTAATTGAATTGGGAATCGAGCACCTTGCCGTTCGGGTAGGTGTACACGGGATCGCTGGGCGCGTCTGCCACGGCAAGAACCTGGCCATTTGCCCAGTACGCCATTCCACGAAATACGCTCGCCAGATCGTTGATTACCTTGAGGGCATCAGCCCGGCCCTGGATGTAGCAATTGCACGTGAAACGCGGCTCCTGCCCTCCCTGCCCATCTGACACCAACTGATCGCAATACGCTCCGATCTGGTACAGGGCGTAGCGGTCGATCATCGACGCATCGATCCGGTCGCCCAGCCCGTACAGCTTGCTCGTGACGAGATCATAAAAAATCCACGCCGGGTTGTCGGTCCACGCGCGCTTGAACGATCCATCCCACACGCCTGTATAGGCTCGGGTTTCCGGGTCATAGTTGCTCGGGACACGGATGATCTGACCCTTCCAGCGATACGCCCGCGTCGGGATGCTCTGGTAATGCGCGGCATCGATCTTGATACCGACCAGCGCGGTCATGGGGTATCGGAACTTGCCGTCAATCACCTCAGCAAAGCTCATCACCTTCATGGCGTCAGCGATGGCGGTGTTGTTCGCCTCAGCCGTCAACCTGCGCACGCGAATCGTCCAACCGGCGTTGGTGGCCGGCAGCTCGACCCGATGCGTTCGGCTATACCCACCCACCGATTTCCCATCGACGGTGGTGGTCAGAACGTTTTCGAAGGCGCCGCTGCCGACAGCGAGATCGATCGCGTACTCTATGACGTAGCCGACGCGATCGCCAACGTTCTTGCCAGACTCGATCGCCTTCATGAGCTGTGGCCATTGCAGGGTCACGCGCACCGCCGACAGCTCGGGGTTGGTGATGAGCTGCGTCCACGGCTGTGTGGTCTTCACATCCGCGCCCACCGCGGTCACGTCTGCCGACGCCGGGAAGCCGGCAATGTGCTCCTGGTCCTGCGTGCCGTAGCGGATCTCGACCTGCACATTGGGAATGTTGAGCGTGCCGTTCTCGTTCTGGATAGGCGTTCCATCCAAATAGATGCACCGCAGTGGCTCTCCCGGGTGGACCGGCCCAAACACCTCGCCGTTGCTGATCACGTCCAGCAGAACGGCGTAGGCGGTGCTATGCAGGCTGTCGGGCTGCTCAACGGGAGTTCGAGCGCTACCGCCCCCCTTCCCGCCGCCCCCCGAGCCCACGATGCGCATCCCGCCTTTGCGCTCAAGCAGCTCAACCGTCATTGCTGATCCTCCGAATACATATCGCCGGACACCGTCACGGACCCGATGGTCATCTCGCCGTAGAAGACCGGAACCGGATTTCCTTGCGCCGTGACGTTTACAGGCCCGTTGAAGTTGTAGGAGGCGCCGTTGTCCGGGCTGTCAACGCCCGACAATCCCCCCTGTTGCTTCGTCAGAAGCTGTGACACACCGCCCAGGATCATCCCCACGCCCAGCATGAAGGCCATCTGCCCCGCCACGCTGGAGAAGGCAATCGCGCCGCCAGCGGCAAGCGACGCGCCCCCGGTAAAGAATGCCGCCGCCACCAGGACGGCGCCCAGGATGATTTGGAATGCGCCCCCACGACCGGACCCCTGAATCACTGGCGCGATGCGAATGTCATCATGTCCAACAGGGAAGCTCAGCCCGCCTTCGGCAATGTTCTCCTTGCCAATGAAGCAGGCATATCCGATACCCCGGTCCTTGCTCTCGTAGAGGGCAGCTTGAAAGCCCGGGACCATCTGGCACAGGGCGCGGATGGCGCCCGCCGTGTCGTTGCATACGAACCGGTGAATGCGCCCGAATTTCGCGCCCAGCCAGCCGTACAGACGAATTGTCCGCACGCGGTCGGGCGCAAAAAAGCCCGCCGAAGCGGGCTGTCCCATTGTTGCTGCACTCATCTCACATACCTCACTATCATTCGGGTGATGTCAGCCCAGTACCCGCCGTACACCACCCTCTCCGAGAGCCGCGGCATGGCGTGATGCAGCATCGCGCCAGGCACGCGATGCAAGCCCGGCTGCGACTTGAGTTCGGCGTCGCCAAGAAACACGCCCCCGTGGTTTGTGCGATCGCTGCGGTATTGCATCAGCAAGACATCGCCATATCGGGGCCCGTCACTGACTTGAACGAACCCGGCCACTTGGAAGTTGTCCAGGTAGATTTCGCCGCACTCCGGCTTTTCCCACCAGCGATCGGGACGAACGAAGTCCGGCAACGTAATGCCCATCTCGCGCTGATAGAAGTCTCGGATCAGCCCGTAACAATCCAGAGATCCATGATGGAACTTCCGCCCCACCAATGGCGCCACGTATCCGCTTGGCGCGAACGTTTGCCAGTGCGCGATCGCAGGCGCGTCATCGCCTGCATTTTTCTTCACGCTGACGATGTGCCACGGCAGCCCCGTCGCCTCACAACTGACCAGATCGACTTCGGTCGGGGTCGCGTCCCTGTCGATGTGCGAATGGACGACAGCGACGACCTGGCCCTGGTCCTCTGCCGCTGCGTAATCCTCGCCCGAGATGATGAAGTCTTGCCCATCCTCGGCCATGTTCCTGCAGGCAATGAACCGCTGCTTGGGGCCATCGGCGACCAGCAATCCGCACGCTTCGCGCGGGTAATCGCGCAAGGCATGCGCCTCGATTTTCCTTCTGATCGCTGCGCGCATCATCGAATCCTATCGGCGCTCGGAAAGCCGCCAAAAGAGAGGGGTTGCCACTCCCCGAAACGTCGCTTGCAGTCCGACACGCGCCCGCCACATTTGTCCAGCGACGGGTCAGAAACTGGGTTGCCGTCACGATCGAACATCGCGCTGCCGGTATATCCGCAGTAGGCGCCGCGGTAGCCGCCCTCAGGCCCGTCGATGACAAGCCAGCCGCACTTTCCGGCGATGATCTGCCGTCGGGGCAACTGAACGCCCTCGAACTGGAATGGGGAGGTCAGCACGAACGTCACGGCTTGCTTCGTCTCCAGCCGCTTCTGGGAGATGGTCCACACCTCGTCAGGCAGATGCGCCGTAGGGTCCGCGCTCGGGTTCCCCCCTTCGAAGTTCTCCGCATCCAAATACTTGGTGAACGTGCGCCGGCGGATCAGCTTCGCACCGACCAGGTCGTCGAGCGCGAGACAGAGCGCCGTTACGATTCCCGGTATTGGATTACCTTCGTCGTCCTGCCCGATGTTGCCAACAGACACCTCGGGGAGGGGCTGCTCTCCATTGCCGGTGCGCTCGAAATTGCGACCCTCGATTGCCCACGGGAGGTACGTCTTTCCCTGCCAGACAATCGGCCCGTCTCGGTGATTGTGGTAGCGCTCAGTGCTACCACCGATGCCGGTGCAGTCGATCTCGAACCCCACAAACAGGTTTCCTGCGTCCAGCTTCTGAACTTCGACTGGAACTGACATAGCCTCACCTCACACTGCGCCGATCTGTTGAAACGTGACGGAAACGGTGTAAACACCACCGCCCACCGGAACCGGGTTGTAGCCGATCGCCTCGTACACACCTCGGACGCCGAGTGGCGGGATCCAATAGAACGCCATAACGCCAGCGTGACGGTCCAGGAAGTCCAACATCGGCGCCAGCTCCTCCGCGCTGCCCTGGAACTGCAGGGGCCAGGATTGCATCTTGTTGTTGATGCCATCGCCGACCGCCTGCCTGTGTCCGTCACCAAACTGGGCCACGGTTCGCCGGAACTTGATCTCGCCCTGCGGTGAGTTGATCGGCCGCCACGAGAATGTTTCCCTGCTCAAGATAGCCCTCCGTTCTGTTGGCGCCAGGCCAAGCCCCCCGGGCGGTAGCTCTGCACCTGGAACTGCTGAATCCGCTCATCCACGAACCTGCCCAGCTCGCCGCCGAACGATCGGTACTGATCGGACGAGGCCGACGAGCTGACGTTTCCGTCGGAGCTCACATTGACCTGGACGTTGACGACGCTTCCGCCACTGGAACCTGCAGCCGCCTGCTTCAGCGGGGTGACGAAGCCACCGTTTGCACCGCTCATCAGGTAGGTTTCCCCGCCTTCCGAGTACAGCTCTGGACCCAGCTCGTTGACGCGATAAAGCGAGTTGGCGGCAGTGGGGCCGCCGGAAGCTCTAGCCCCGGCGACAGCGCCCCAGTTTCCCGTCATGCCATCGGTACTGCCGACGGCGGCCATGCCGGAGCCTTGATATCCTGCACCTGCGGTAATGCCACCGATTGCAGCGCCGGCAACAGTCGTAAAGATGCTGCCCAAAAGCCCGGCGGCGGCTTGGCGCGCCGCAATCCGCGCCATATCAGCGATGACCGACGTGGCGAAGTCCTTGAAAGAAAGCTTGCCGGTCGTGGCGAATCGCACGATTGCATCTTCCATCCCCTGGAAGGCATTCGAAAACAACGTCTTCGTCTGGCCGGCTACGTTCGCGGCGGAGTCCAGATAGTTGGCCAGCGCCGAGGTTGCCCCGTTCTTCCAGTTGTCCTGCGCTTCGCGGACCTGATCGAGATACTGCTGCTGCATCGACAGACGCAAAGCCAGGTGATCCTGCAGAAGAGCGGTCTGGCTCCGGTACGTCTCCTGCGAGATCAGACCCGATGCCATCGAACGGTCGAACTGCGCCTGCTGGCGCTGGTAGTCCCGCAATATCGCCTGACGCGCGCGAAGTTCCTCCTGCGCGCGGTCACCCAGCCCCACCCCGGCCACCTGGTCCGCATACTGCTGCTGCTCCAGGTCTCGGGTCGCGGCCAGGCTGGCGCGCAGGGCTTCGACTTTGGCAGTCTCCTGCTTGGTGCGTAGCTCTTTCTCTGCGGCCACATTCAGATCAAGCTGGCGGCGCAGCAGGTCTTGCTGGGCGAGCAGGCTTTTTTGATCCGCCGTCAGGACCTTCTTGTCCTTCAGGTCCGCAATCTGCTGCTCGAACTCGGCACGCTTTTGCCCCCAGGCGGCCAGTTTGCCTTCGCTGGTGATCTGGGCCTGCAAGGAGGCTTCAGCCTCGCGGTACTGCTGCAGGAGCTTGGTCGCGGCGTCCTCCGTGAACGCCTTGGCCGCGGGGTCCTTGTACTTTTCGTTGATCTGGTCGATCAGCTTCTTTTGCGTCTCGAGAGTCGCCCCTGTGAGCTCGGCGTCCTTCTTGACCTGGGCGATCTCGCGCTCGCGTTTCTGCCGATTTGTTTCGGTTTCCTTGGCGAGGGATGAGAGGCGGGCCTCAGCTGCGATTTTTTCCGCTTCCTGGCGCTTCTGCCAGCCCACAACTGCGGCCTGGTCGGCCTGATCCTGAAGGGCTGCAGCCTCTGCGATCAGTCGATTTTGGTCCCGCTCGAGCGGTTTCGCCCGACGCCGCGCCGCACGTCCGCCATCTCCAACGAATGCCTTAGTTTCGTCGTCTTGAGGAGCCGCGTTATCGTGAAGCTGCTTCAGCTCCGCGTTGACGGTCCTGAGCTGTGCCGTGATCTGGTCGAAGGTCGGCGCCCGGCCGAAACTCTTCATGGCCTCCCACGCGCTGCTGGCCCCCTGCGTGACTGCGTTCCACGCCGTTTCAAGCGTGCCAAGGCTCTGCCGTACTTCCTCGGCCTGCTGCTTAACGGCGTCCGCATAGGTCCGCTGGGCCAGCGCGGCAGCTTCCTGAGTACGTCCTTGGCGCTCCAGGCTGGCGATCTGCTGATAGACCTCCAGCGTCAGAAAATGCTGCTGCTCGTTCAGTGCGGCGATTGCCTCCGCCGGCTTGCCGCGGAGCGTTTCGAACTCCTGCACGGTGTCGGCAATAGCCTTTCCGGTGGCGCGGTTCGCTGCAACCGCCGCTTCTCCAACCACCGCGAAGTTCTGCCCCGCAATCTTGCCCGAAGCCGCGATCTGGTTGAGCGCATCAACGGCCTTCCCGCGAGACCCCGCCACGTCCGCGATGCGCGTGGCCAGGTTGGACATACCTGCGGCAGTCTGCCCGGCTGCGTTACCGCTCAGAATCAGCGTCTTGGTGAACTCCGGCAGCTCGCCTTTGCCCGACACGAGCGCAGTTGAGAAGACGGCGACCGCTGCTGCGGCGACCGTCCAGGGATTCACCAGTCCCAGGATCGTGCTGCCGAGAGCCCGCGCCGCCGGCACGATGCCGCCAAACATGTCCTTCAACTGGCCGCCCTGCTGCAGCAACACCGTGAGGGGCTGCTGACCGCCCTGTAACGAAACCACAATGTCGGTGATCTGCGCAGGAACGCCGCGAAGCGCTGCAGCCTGCTGTGCGGCGCTCACCCCGTACTGATTCAACTGCTTGGTGGCGCCGACTGCGGCGGTCCCCGTCGCCGACAGCTTGGTCTTAAGCTCGTCCAAGATCGAAGTCGGCACACCTCGCAGGGCGGCGTTGTAGAGGATCTGCTCCTTCCGCGTCATGCCGATGGTGTTGGCCTGGTTCACCAGGGCGTCAACGCGACGGCGCTCAGCGGTTGCCAGCTTCGTATAGTCCGCCTGCGCGGACTGAGACATGTCGCTGGTTCCGCGCTTGGCCGAAGCGATCGCAGCGTCGAATTGCGAGGTATCGACGACGATATCTAGCCGCGCGGTGCCAATGCTTTCCTGTGCCATGTTCAACTCTTATGGAAGATTTCCAGGGCCGCCCGCTCGATGATCCGAAGAACGTCCATGATTTCCTGCTGCTCCGCCCTGGGAAGCTCTTGACGGTCCAGGTCGTGATACAGGACCCCGTAATCCAGCCCTATCGGCCCTCCCACCCCCACACGCCACTGCGTGTAGTTGCGCGTGAACAGGTTGAACGCCGGCACGTGCTCCTGCCAGAGTTCGGCGCAAGGCCGGGGAAAGTCGCTGAGCCGTAACCCCGCCTTCGCTAACGTTGCGGCTGATGGCGGCTCCCAAAGGAAGGCCGCCACAGCCTCAGTCAGTTTTTTTTGCGCTCCACCCGGATTGCGTCATTGAAGGCGCTTGCGATCGCCAGGTCGGCGCCGGGCTGGTGCTCGCAGAGCAAGTCGATCGACTCCTTGCTTACGGGCATGTCCGCGTCCCACTTCTCGATCAGCAGGAGCAGCAGATCGGCGGTCGAGATCTCGCCGGCGGCCAGCTGCTTCATCAACGCGTCATACTCTTTGCCGGTCTTGTGGCGGTACGTGACGTTCAGTTGCTGCTCGCGCCCCTGGCCGATGATGGTGATGCTGGCCTCGATGGTGGGGTCGGATTTGATCTTGAAGGTCATTACGCGGCCTCGTAGCGGATGGGATCGGCGATCAGATAGAAGACCGCCGTGTTCTGCAGGTTCTCGTTCACCTGGCCCACGGGGACCTTGTTGAAAGAGGGATAGGCGTAATAGAGCAACATCTGGCCGTTGGGCAGCACGCCGCGCACCACGACGGGTTCGCGCAGTCGGTCGGCCTCGATCAGCGCCGCATACCAGGGCTTGTCCGGGTCGTAGTCCAGCGAGAACGTCATGGTGATCGCGTTCTTGAACGTCGGCTTCTGGCGCTGGCGGCTCGTCGGATCTTCCACGTACTGAAAGCTGAAGGTCTGCTGGTCGCCGCCGGCCATCACCACATCGCGCACCTGGTCCAGGTCAACCCAGGAACCGACCTCCCGGTACGTTCCTGCGCCGCCGCCGGCCGGGAACAGCGCAGTGCTGGTGGTGTCCACGCCCTCGAGCTCGAAGCTGTCAGTGTCCGCATTGGCGCTGCGTGCAACCGTCTCGCTCAGATTGCTCCAGGCCGACTTCAGCACCAGGATTGCGTCATCCTCCGGCGGAGTGACTGCGGACGCGACCGCCGGATTTCCATTGGAAATGGCGGAGATGGCGACAGCTGCGGCGAGCGTTTTCGAAAAGGAGTACCGCGTGCCGTTGATGAAGATGGAAGACATTTGTGTTCCTTAAATGAAAAAACCCGGCGCATGGCCGGGCTCAATGTGAAAGCGGGAAGAAGTCAGGTTGGAAGGAACCAGATACCGAAGTCCTGGCGGGTGCCGTACTTCTTGATCGCCTCTTCGTAGAGGCTGGTGGGGGAGCCATACGGCTCAACAGCAGCAAAGTCGCTTTCGCACAAGGCGGTGCCGATCTGGTCAGCAATGTCGCTCGCCTGCGCCCGCGTGGCGGCCCACACGAAAACCTGCACGCGCTGATGCCGCTTCTCGCGCCGTTTGCGTTCCACGTACCACTGCTCTTGCCCGCCAGCGCCCTGGTAAACAAACAACGGGAATTCCGGCTTGTCCGGTGTGACGTCCGGATATGCGCGCCCGCCGACCAACGGCCCCAGAAGCGATTTCAACTTGGACTCAAGGGTCATCGTTCACCTCCTGCCCCGCCAGAAGCTCAGGTAGGCGCTGCCGTCCGCGCTGGATCATTGCCGCTTGCGCACGTTCCGAGGCGGCTTCATACGCCGGCCGCAGGAACGGATAGGCGGGCACCCACTTTGGCCTTGCCAGCCTGCGACGCTTGTCCGTGACAAAGCTGCCGTCCGGCCTGCGGACCACGGCATAGATCTGCCAGTGTCCGAACTCCACCAGATGGCCGTGCGGTGCCTTGCGCTTGTTCCAGGTGACGGCGTACTGGACCTCCTGCTCTGTCGAGTACCGATCCCGGAAGGCAAGGTAGATGGCGGCACCCAGAACGCCGTTGTGCGTGTTCACCCGCGCTTTGGCCTCATCCCGCAGCACCTCGCCTCCAGCAACGGCCATTGAACGCGCCAGACTGACCCGTGCGGGCCCCAGCAGCCGATCCAAGCCCGCAGACCAGCCGGACGTATCAAACGTCGCCTGTAGTCCCTTAGCCATCGCCGCTCCCCTGCTCGCAGATCAAGTCCGTCCACTGCCGTCGCGCAAGGTCCATCCGCACATTTTTGATGTCGAAGGGATCTCCCACCGGTTGCCCGTCGTACAGCTCCAGTACGCGCATCCCCTGGTCGATGCCGCGGCGAAACCGGATTCTAAAACTGTATGCGTTGATGGACGCGCCAATGTTTTCCTGATTGCGGGTAATGGCGCCCATACCGGTCTGACCGCGTGGATCTGCCGGTACTGTTGCAACTTCCACCCAGGGTCCATTTGGCTGCCCCGCGTCGTCTTGCCCGTCTTCCCGCCGTTCGATCCGAATTCTGGTGCGCAGCGTCCCGGCCCTCATGGCATCATCTCCCGCCTGTCAGCGCGCAGAAGTTCCGGCACCCCTTGGGGAAGCCGAGCCGCACTTGCACCGACGACCACCTCTTCGCGGTTGGCATACAGATTGCCGAGCGTCAGCCGCACTGCGGCCCTGACTCGAGGTGTCGCCACCATGCCGAACAGCACGCGCTGAAAGCCGATCTTCGCTTCCTTCAACCGCTCCGTCGCAAGGGCGGTTGCCATTTGGCGCGCAGCCGGGTTGACAAGCTCCGCCGCGGCGGCCACGGCAGCCTCATATACGTCCTGAGCGTCGCCGGCAGCCTGCGGCAGCGCGTCCTGCGCGGCGATGAGGTCGGCTTGCGCCGAAAAGAATGCGCGATTGAGATGGCCTGCTACTGCGCTTTCGGCAGCGGCGAGCAAGTCGGTCAGCAATAACGCGTCCCCCGGATCGGCGTTGCAATGAGCAATGCACTCTTCAGGCGTCAGCAGCGGCATGATCAGTCCTTCTGGCCTTCGGCCAGCGCTGCACGGAGCTTGTCGAGGCCCCAGCGTTTGTCATACTTGATCTGCGCCGCGTCCAGCTGCGCCATCAGATCTTTCTTCTCGTCTGAATCGTCCGCACTCGCTTCCAGCGCGCCCAAATCCCGCGCGCCGGCTTCAAGTTCGGGGGGGCATTCCTCGCCGGCCGCAAATTCAACCGGGTAGATAGCGCCCTTCGGCACACCCCGAAACGTCTTGATCAGCTTCGCCATATAACTCTCCTGAGATGGGGAAGGACGCCGCCGGCGCCTTCCCGCGGTGTTTAGTCCGCAGCGACCGTCATGGCCCGCATCGGCTCGGGGTTATGCACTCCGCCCCCGACGCGCTTGGTCGTGTAGAAGAGAACGTAGGGCTTGTTCGTGTACGGGTCGCGCAGCACACGCACGCCCACGCGGTCGAAGATGGTGTAAGTGCGCTTGAAGTCGCCGAACAGCACCGGCTTGGCGCCCGCCACCGCATCCGGCATGTCGGGTACTTCCGTCAGCGGGAAACCACCCACGGTGGCGGGTTGACCGGCGACGAAGGACGGCTGCCAAAGGTAGTTGCCTTGACCATCCTTCAACTTGCGGATCTGGCCCTGGGTTTTGCGGTTCATGGCGAAACGCGCGTTGCCTGTGAATGCCGAAGGCAGGTCATAGATGAGATCAATGATGCCGTCCGACGTGATGGCCGCCGCCGCCCCGCTGTTCACCACCTTGATCGCGCCGAACGGATGCTTCGCGGCGTTCGCCCCGCCAGTGGCATAGGTCAGGATGCCAAACGGCTTGTTGGCCCCATCACCCGAGACAAAAGCCAGCCCTTCTTGCTTGGCAAACTCGGTTTCGACTTCGCCCGCCAGCCACGATTCCAGATTGATGGCCGAATCGTCCAGGATCTGCTGCGTCGCGGCGGGGTTCGCGTAAATTTCGCCCCAGCCGAACCCCAGCGATGCGAACGTACCCGCCCCAGTTTGCGGCCGTGCCGTGGTTTCGCCAACCCAGCCAGATGCGGTGCCGCCCATGTTGAACAGCTTGGAATGGCCCGCCCCGGACACCGGCTGAATGTGCGCCAACTGGCGCATCGGCGACACCAGCAGCAGTTTGTCGGTGATGGTGCGATCCCACTCCACCGGGGCCAGATAACCGCCCTCATCTGCGGCGCCTTTGTTCAGCGCCGCCTGCACGTCGCCCTTTTTGAAGTGAGCGTTGAAGGCGTCGCTGTATTCGGAGTCCTTCAGGCGCTGACCGGTGCCGTCGCCCATCTGCGCCGACGCAATCTTCATGTTTGCGTCGTCGATGGCCGATTGAAGCCGGGAGATGTCCGCGTTGATCTTTTCGACCTTGAAGGCCTGAAGCGCATCATGCGTGCCCTTCTTGACCTCATCCAGCTGCTTGGAGTGTTCGTCCTTGAACGTGGCGAACGCTTGGTTCAGCTGTTCGATGAGGGCCTTCACCTCACCCGGGCTGCCGGCGTCGGCACGTACGGAAACCAGCCCGCGGAGGACGCGGGCAGTCGATTGTTGCTTCATGTTTAACCTCGCAGGGTTGTAAGTGTGGTTTGCAGCAGGGCTGCTACGTCGTCACCAGCGCACGGCGTGGTGGTTGTGGCAGCGCTCGGCTTGCCGGAGAAAAGTGCTTTGAAGGTGTCGCGGCGAGACGAGCGGCTATATCCGGCGCGAGCCATGGCCGCCTCCACCTGGGCCAAGGCCCGCCGTTCGCCGCTCGATTGCGGCTGCTCGGTGACTGCGGTGCCATCCAGCAGCCCGGTGGCGAAGCCATCCTCGACCGCCTGATCCGCGCCGATCCAGGTTTCTTTGTCCATGAGGGCTGCGGCCTGTTTCGGCGTAATGCCCGTTCGAGCCGCATAAACCTGTGCCATCGCCTCGTCAAACGGCTCCAGCTTCGCGGCTGCGTCGATCAGGTCGTGGCGGTTCCCGATGGCTACTGCCCAGGCGTTGTGGATCATCAGGAACGATCCCTGACCCATCAGGATTTCATCGCCCGCCATCGCAATTACCGACGCCGCTGACGCAGCCAAGCCCAACACCTTGACGGTGACCTTGGCCTTGTGCTCGCGCAGCGCGTTATAGATCGCCACTCCTTCAAAGAAATTGCCGCCAGGTGAGTTGACATTCACCGTCACGTCTCGGGCGCCGACGGAACGCAACGCGGCCTGAATGCGCTTGACCGTCACGCCGCTGCCATCCCAGGTATCTCCGATGGCGTCGTAGATGGAAATGGTGGCGTCTTCGTCCGCCGCGGCGGCGCGGACTTGGGGTGCCCACCGCTCCAGTGCGTCCGGACGCAGATCGAAGTCGGCAGCACCAAGGCGGGCATCCGCCTTGATCTCAGGCAGTTGCAGCAGGCTCATTGGGTTTTCCTTTTTGGGTAATGGGGTCGCGCAGCTTGTTTGCCTGCGGGTCATCGCTCGCCGCGAGGTCAGACAGCTCCCGGATCTCGTTCTGCCACATCCACGGAGCATGGCCGCCAGCGCCTGACGCTTTGGCGAAATAGTCGGCCTGGTCCTTCAACGTGCCGCGCATCAGCGCCCGCTCGTTGAACTTGTAGGCAAACTCGTCCAGTTCCTCATCGGTCAGGAAGGTGCGCATCGCCGCTTGTTCCCACGCCGTAAACCAGAACTGCAGCCCGTACTGCACGAAGAAGATCCCAAGCTGCTCAATGCCCGACCCCCAACTGGTGTCGTCCATCATCAAGAGCGGCCGCGGCACGCCAAAGGCACGCGCTACTTCTTCGATTTGCGTATTTCGGTTCTCGTTATGCTGCGCTTCGGCTGCCGTGGCCTTGAACTTGTTTGCCTTGGCGCCTTCTTCCAGCAGCATCCAGCGCTCGGCGTTCTCGGCTCCGGCAAAGTCCGTATCCAGCGAGTGGCGCATGCGGCCATAGGCTGTATCGGAAAGCGCCTTGGGGACCTCCACCGCGCCGCCGGCCAGGTTGCCCGTCCGAAATACGCGGCCTGCGGCGCGCTCAGCGTCACGCGCCAGCGCAATGGCGTCGCGCGCAAGCTTCATACGGCCCAGCCCTTCCACCCCATCAATGGTGATGTCCCGCAGGTGGAACACCTCCTTCTGGGATAGCTTTACCTGCTGACCATCCGGCCGGGTGTACGTGTAGCGCATCTCCCAGCCCACCAGCTCGGCCTTGACGGACCCTAGCGCCATCGGCACCAAGGCGATGGGCCTGCCGGCCGACCAGATCACCCTGGCGTAGGCATTGCCTTGCTGCAAGACATGCAGCTGCATCATGCTCTTGAACTCGAAGGGCGTTTGCCACCCGTTCGGCTTGAGCTTCATCAGCCGATAACCCGGGTGGTCTTTCGCTGGCGCTTTGGATGCGTCGTTTCGAATCAGGTTGAGCGGCAACATGCCAAGTGAAGTGACGATCAGCGACACGCACCGCAGTGCGGCCATGTTCCGTAGCGACTCGACCCGGCTGTTGTAGTCGCCGCTGCGGATGTATTCCAGCAGCGCTGGATCATCCAAGCCTCGGAACGCCTGCCCCCTGGGCTGCGCCGACGCCTGTGCGCTTTCTAGCGCAATGGTGGGCTCAAGCCGCGGGCCGGCTTCAGGCGCCGACTCGTCCGCCGAGCTGCCCAGAAAGCGGTCCAGTAATTTCATGAGTTCTCTCAGATAAATCGAATCCCGCGGGACTCGTATACCGACCGGCCGGAGGCCTCGGGATTAAGGACCATCAATTGCGCTGCATCGAATGTCGCCATCAAGGGATCAATCTTTGCGGTGCCGCTGGCCTGCTTGGTAATCAAGATACCGTTGGCGCGCAGTTCGATACGAGCATTGCCCACAGCCCAAGCCATCAGAGCCTGATCGCCATGTACGAAGGTGCCTTCGGCAAGCTTGCGCTCCACTGTCTTGATGATGCCGCCCAGCTTCCAGCCCTGCGACACACCGACGATCAATTCCTCGGGGATTTCAGCCTCCACCAGCGCGTCATTGAAGGTCACGCCGTTTTGGTCGGCTCCGATGCCACATTTCTCGGGGAACAAACCCGCGTCATACACCTGGCGGATGAGGGCCGCCAGTTCTGCGGTGTCATCTCCGATCTGATTGACTATGACCAACTCGCCAGCCCGTTCGAAATCGCGCAACCTGGGCTCAATCTCTTTGCGGCGCTCCAGAACAGACGGGTGTGCCCAGGCTCGTGCCCAATGCAGCCAGTTTCCCGTCCCACGCTCGCGCCCTAGAAATGCCAGGCCCAGCAGGTCATCCAGGCCGCCGCCGTCGATACCGGCCGTGACAACTTCGGAACGCTCCATGAGCGCGCGAAGCGTCAATACGCGCTTTCCCCGCTTTAGCCAGTGATCAGCACCCGCCCAACGGTCAGAACGCAGGTTCAGCCCAATCTCGACATTCAGATGCTTGGCAAGGAATTGTTGGAATGCTCCGTCCGTTCTGGCCTGCAATAGCTTGAGCTGATCCCCCAACCATTCGGCGCTGACCGAGCGGCCGAGGTTCGGATTGGTGATGTAGAAGTTGGCCGGGTCGAGATAGGCTTTTGCCTCAACCATTTCTTCCGGAAACTCGTACAGGATGCCCAGCGTCTTCGGATCGACCACCCGCCCGTCTCGCACGTCGCGCCAGTAGGCGAGCTTTTCTTTGAAGACACCCGCCGGCGGATCGTCGCTCTGTGTGGTCAGGTAGATTACCCAGCCTTCATCACGCGATATTTGGCCGCCGAGCGCCTCCAGGAACATCGCCACCGCGTTAGCGCGCTTGCCGAATAGCCACAATTCATCGACCAAGATGCGGCCGGACTTCTTGCCCGATACCGTATCGGTGTCGGCGGCCACCACCTTGAGGCTATTGCGCGTCGTCCGGTGAGTGATGGTGCGGATGTGGTCCTGAACGTGGAACATGTCCGACAGTTCCTCGTCCGCCCGAATCATCGCGGCTGCTGGCTTGAAGCTGTTGTCTGCGACTTCCTTGGTCGGGGCCAGGATCAAGTGTTCCTCTTCCTGGCGCCAGCAGATGATTACCGCCGTCAGCATGATGCCGGCGGCAATAGTCGATTTCGTGTTCTTCTTGCTGATCAACAGGCCATATTCCCGGATCCGTTGCTTGCCGGTGGCAGCGTCATATCCGCCGAAGATCGCCCGCACAAAGTCGAATACCCATTCTTCGGAGCACTCCCCGAAGGTCTGGTGTCGGTACGTCCCGATGGCCTCGTCGTAGACCTGCGCCAGATCTACGACCTTGAGCTGCTTGAAGATGCCCAGCGCATATTCGGCCTGATCGGGGTAGATCGGCGGCGGAATGATCGACTGTCGCGTGCGCAGGCGATCCGCCCAGTCAGGGCACGCGGTTGTCCAGGCCATGGTTTACCCCTTCCCGACAACGCGTAGATGCGTGGGAGGCGGTGGCGGCGCAAATCGACCACCGGTAGCAGCCTTGTTTGCCGCCTCCTGCTTCGCGCCCTTCTTGCCCTGTTCCGCAATTTTCCCGTGTGTGAAAGGCATGAGCGCTTTGGCGGCCTCCAGCCGAAGTTTCGGCTCTTCCCCCGCGTCGTTCATGATCGCCACGAGAACAGCCCGCGGATCTGAGGTAAGCCCGAGAGCTTTCAGGCCGATTCCGCCCATGAGATCAGTGTCGGCGGCTGTGTCTTGCGGTCCGCTTGCCGGAGAATCCGACTCCTTGGGATTCGGTGATTCGGCCCTTTTGTTAACCCGATTTTTGTTAACTGATTTGTTAACCTCGGCAATGCGCCCCACGGCGGCCAGAACATGCTTGTCACGCATCAGTCGGGCGGCTGCTTGGGCCGCCCCGTTTTCGCTGTAACCCGCATGGATAGCGGCTTTCGCACCGGTTAGACCCGACAGCAGCGCATCGACGAATCGGCGCTTTTTGTCGGTTAATGCCATAGGTTTTGGTTAACAAGATTGGGTTAACAATTTTCCGAAACGGGGAAATTTTCTGTGCGTGAGGGAACAGGTGGTTTCCGGTGTCGAGCCACCCTAGACTTTCGACCCGCCCCCCCTGCCTGCCGCCTGACCGCCGTCCGCCTCCCCTCTGCCGATGGCGCAGGGAGCCGCGCAGAGGCCCTGCAGGGGCGCGACGATAGCCGGGCGAGCCTCAGACCTGGCCTCTATGCCGCGGCGCTCAACGGCGTCCGGCTGGCGTGGACGGACAGGCCGCGCCTGATCCACCGTTCCACCTTCGTCATGTCCGGGGTTGCGCCGGTCAGGCGTGCCGCGATGGCGACGCCCGCCAGGTACCAGCGCACCCACCACGCGACGCGAAGGGAAAGCTTGACCGTGATCTGGGCCATTACGTGCGGCTCCTGTACCCCATGTCCTGGCGTGTCTTGGCGTCGTGGCATCCGACCTTGCGACCGTGCGCATCGCGCGAAACGCACAGCACCTGCGTGTTCTCGTCCGCGTCTGCGCCACCATCGTTCAGGCTGACCTTGTGGTCCAGCTCGAACCCATCGGGGTACACGGTCAGCTCGCCGCAGTGGGCGCAATGCGGATCGGCAGACCAGATACGTAACCGGCGGTCTTGCAGCTTGCGGCCCGCCATGCGCTTGGCGCTGGGCGTGGGCGCAGCGGCCAACCTTATTCCAGCCATCGCAATGCGGGGCTTGAGTGTCTTGAGCTTTGCCATTCCTATGCCGCCGTCACTTTGGCCGCGCGGTCATCGACAATCTCGACAAACACGTCCTTCCGAAATCCCGTGCTGGTGTCGCGCGTATCCACGCGGGCATGGAACGAAACGCCGGGAGAGTCAAGGCTCAGCCCAAGCTTTTCCGCCACGCGTTCCGCGATGATGCGCAGCGCGACGTCCTGATCAACCGTCGTCTGGTGAATGTCCCGATCCAGCGTCGTGGTTTTGATATTCATTGCACGTCACCTGTAGTTGATTGGTGCCGGGCGCTATCCACTGCATACCGCCCGGCTGCGATGCTCCTATCCCCGCACGCTATGCCCAGCGCGCGGACCCTCGATAGCGAGAGGGTGGAGTAGTACGATAAGGAGCCCCCCGAGCAGCTCGGCGTTCGGGGCTGTCAGCCTTTTGACCGCGGCGCGCAGGCAAGGAGACTAGGCAATGCGCATCCTTATCGTTGACGACGACAGCGCTTCTGCCCAGTTGACGGCTGAGTGTTTGAAGATGGATTCGGAAGTTACCGTCCAGATTGCCTGCGATGGCGCGGGCGCCCTACGCATCGCGCGCGAATTCGCCCCCGATGTCGTTCTCTTGGATGTCAAACTATCAGACATCTCTGGGCTTGACCTGGCCGCGCAGTTGAAGGCGATGAGCCGCGCCATTCCGATGCGCATCATCATATTCAGCGGCACCACCAACGAGTCAATCACGGGGAATTTACCCACCGGGGTCGATGCGTGGCTAACCAAGCCCGCACACCTTGCAGCTGTATTTGAATGCGTATTTCGTAATTCGGATGCTAACTAGGACCGGGGCCAGCGCCATTCGATTCAGCTGACCATGGCCCCGTCACCCCTCTTGCCCGCTTTGGATTTGTAACGTGCAACTTCCAGCCTTCACCCCAATTGACTTTGAGTGAGGCCGGAAGAGCGAATTGAAGCCTCCGTGCGTGGAAGGTCGGCGGCTCGCCTAAAGATCGCGGATGCGTCCCTAGAACCCGCTATATGCCGCTCTTTGCGTTGCGGATGTGGGCTAAGTCTGTATTGACCGCAGAAACGGATAGTGCGGGAATGAGGGGAGATGTGGGCTACGCCCACCCATTGGAGCTAGCTCATGCGACAAAACTATACAAATCAAACTTCTGAGCTTGTTGCGGTGGACGCAAACGGCGTCACGTACGTCATTGAGAGACGCTACAGGTCCGCTTCCTGGCATGACGGGGCCTGGGCCAATTACTACCTCTGCTTGCGGGATGGCAGGCCTGTGACGTGGCTCGGCGCAGAACATTATCAATTGCCCGACGGAACCGCACTACTCGCAATCGAATGCCGTCTGCCAAAGAAGTAGCGGCGGCACTGCACCTCCCGGACACTTAGACGCGTAAAAGCTGGAAGATTCACTGCTTGTTCTTTGGCTGGGCTAAGTGTGCCGGCGCGGGCGCACTATTCCTTGCGCAGGTCCAGGGTGCTAGGGTGGGTACCCGTGGGGGGGCTCTGTGGAGATGAATCGTGAAGAAAAAACCGGCCGCCATCCTCGCCCGCGCTGTCAGCCTTGCAGTCGGAAGACAATTGGCAGATGCACTGGGGAGATTCGATTCCGCCGTTCCTCGAACTGACCATTAACGTTATCGTGCTGGCTTTTCGGCACCGCCACACGTAGTCCTTCACTGTTCTTAACGTCAGTGGCCTACCTTCAGACCTAAGAGGTGCCTTGTGAGCAATCTTCGAACCGTGGAAATCTATCGATACGACCCGGACAAAGATGCAGCTCCGCACATGCAACGATTCGAGCTGCAAATCACCTCCCACGACAAGATGCTCCTTGATCTGCTGAACCGACTCAAAACGGTCGATGATTCGATAAGTTTCCGTCGATCGTGCCGCGAGGGCGTATGCGGATCGGATGCAATAAACATCAACGGGAGGAATGGCCTGGCGTGCATTACGAATTTGAATGAACTCCCCGGCCGCATCGTCTTGAGGCCACTCCCTGGCCTGCCCGTAATTCGCGATCTAATCGTGGACATGTCGGAATTTTTTACTCAATACCTGTCCGTGAAGCCCTACCTTATCAACAGCGATCCGCCTCCTGAACGAGAGAGATTGCAGTCGCCTAAGGAGCGTGAGGAACTTGACGGCTTGTATGAGTGCATCCTGTGTGCCTGCTGCTCGGCCGCTTGCCCCTCGTTTTGGTGGAACCCAGACAAATATGTAGGACCCGCAGGGTTGCTGCAAGCCTATCGCTTCCTAGTGGATTCACGAGATCAAGCTACATCCGAGCGCTTGGACAATCTAAACGATCCATATCGTCTGTTTCGCTGCCATACGATCATGAACTGCACCGACGTATGTCCGAAGAATCTGGACCCCTCCGGCGCGATTGGAAAAATCAAGTCAATGATGGCGCGAAGAATGATCTAACTCTCCAGTCAATGCCACTCCCATTTCCTTTTTTTCTCAGATGAAGAACAGGGCTGAAATGGATGGGGGGCTTTCTGAATCGAGGTAACTCCGAATGTGGCGTCAAGCCGTATTGACGTCCCATCCTATGAATGCCCCAGTCGCACTAAACGTGCTGCATTCGTCCGATAGGAGGCACAAGATGACGAGCGACCAAAGCGAGCAAGTCATTGAGGTAATAGCGGTCGCCGACGACGGGACCACCTACCGAATCGAAAGGCGCTGCCAATTTTTCCACGGGGAAGAGCACCCGTCTTTTTTCTACTGCTGCCTCTCAGACGGTCAACTTGTCGCTTGGCTTGGGTCTGGGCGATACCAGCTTCCGGACGGCACTGTCGTTCAAGAGGTGGCCTCACACATCCGGCATTAGAAGACCTTCTTGTGGTTTGCGGCAATGCAAAAAGCCCGCTGCTTTCGCTAGCGGGCTTTTCCTGGACGCACTGATAGACCGTATCAGGGTTGGCCGTATTCTGCGAGAGAAATTCCCAACGGTCAAGGATTATCGTCAGACGCGCCCACAATCCCCGCGTTCGTTAGTGCCCAGTGCGCCGCGCCGGCTGCGATTGCCTCTTGGCCTTCCAACGCGCCCCCCTGCCCCCGGTTCCCGTGGAGCCAGAGCTTCAGCCTGGAAAGGTGATTGGTCGCAGTGTTGACCGAAACCCCAGCGTCCTCTGCGATCTCGCTCATCTTCCTGCCCTTGGCCTGCCCAAACAGACGAGCAAGCAGTTGCAGCGTCAGCGCGCGCTTGATGGTGCAGTCTGCCAAGGCTTCCCTTTCTGCGTAGTCCGCAACCAGGCGAACAGCTGCGCTCCATTCGAGATTCGCTTGACGCCCCTGGCAGCATGGCGCTCCGCAGCTGCACACCAACGTCGGCGGCGCAGTCCGAGACACCATTATTGCCTGCTGCAACGGCGGAAGAGTCGACAGGCGGCGGCGAACCATGCCCGCCTGTGCCGCTCCGTCTTGGCCAGACAGTCCTTTGCCTTCATGTTGCGCATCCCGGCTGGCAACCTTGTTCATGAGCGGCCGGTCGTACTGCTGCATAGTGAAGTTGAATGCGAAGACCAGAGCCGCGTGGGCGCTGCGGAAGAGCGGCTCGTTAATGATCGGTGTGTGGCTCACCACCGCCGGGCGTTCAAGTGTCGTCATAGTCATCAGATAATCCCCGGGGAATAAGTCACTTTCGCGGGCAGCATTTCCCGCATCCATTGCATAGCTGCTTCCCATCCGAGCGTGACGGTGTGCCGCCCCCGGACGGGAAATATCTTCGGGTTCACGTCGTTCGCGTCGACCATCACCGTTTCGCCGCGCGCCCCCGTCTGCCTGTAGATCAACACCGGCACGCCACGCGCCCCCGCTTGTTCCACGGCCTGGCGCCACCAAGCGGACAGGCACAGCACATTCGCGTGCTTGCATTCGATGCTGATCCCGGCAAAGGCTGGCTCATCGGCCACCACGTCGCTGTCACCAGCCTGGTTGCGCACGCGACGACGCCAGGTCGTTCCGGTCGCTTCGGTCAGCAGGTTGGCAACCTTGCGCTCAAAGGCCGCGCCCTTGTTCCGTTGCATCGCACTCATGCAGCGCCCCCGGCGTCCATCGGCGCGCCCAGTGCGCCCTGGGCCATGCTCAGCACCGCCAGGGATGGCACACGCCCACCCTTCCGCTGTGCTTCAGCTAGGATGCGCTTTGCCCAGCGGCGCGGATCTCGCCCAGAATCGTTCAGGATCGCGCCCGCGCCCAACGCCTTCAGTGCCTTCGCCGCCTCTTCGGGAGTGACCTGCGTGGCCCCCGGAGCAGGCAGCGGAACGGCCGGTGCGGGGATGGCAGCCCATTCGCTGCGGCTCAGTTCCTCCGACAGCGCGCGCTCCCACCGGGACTGCATGACCGAATAGCCGCAGTTCAGCAGGTCATGCGACCCGACGCGTACGGCCGCCCAATACACGGCCGGATGGATCCATTGCCCCATTTCGCCACGGCGGCGCGCGGTCATCCCTGCAACGGCGTCGTGAAAGGCGTTCTCAGGAATCAGGCCCGGACGGCATGCCCGGATGAACTCGCCCACTGCGGGCGGCCAGTCGGGGAACATGCGGCGGCATGTGCGCAGCCCTTCGGCCACCTCCTGCGGCGTCACGCGATCATCGTCCAGCGCCTCGGCCCATGCCGTCTTCCAGTTCTCGATGCTCTGCATGTCCGGGAAGTCCTTCAGCCAGCGCCCCCCGTACGTGCCTGAGAGCCGATTCCACAGGTGGTCGATGAGGGAAATTCCTTCCAGCTTCGCCAGCGGCACGGCCCAGCCGGAGCGTTCAGGAGTCGATTGTGCGACCGTCGTCATAGTCGGGGCCTCCATGGGTGCGATTGCGGTTCACGTAGTCGGTGGGGTTGAACTTGCCGGGACGCTGCGCGCTCCCTGATGCCGTACCGCTGGGGGCGAACAGGCCTTGCCAGCTTTTGCCGATGGCGTGTTCGATGACTGCCTCCGGCTTGTGGCCCTGCTCGCGGAAGTTCGCCAAGTCCCTGACCTGCTGCCGCGCGGCCTCCTCGGTCAGCGGCTTGCGCAGCTGCACACGGTGGCGCACCCAGCGCCCCCACAGTTCCGCATCCAGCCACACCGGAAGTTCCACGGTCAGCGGGTCGAACCCCGGCGAGCGCTTGCGCGCGCCTTTGGGTTTATTAACGGTTCCTTGATGGTTCAATGACGGATCGGGTGCAGCACGTTCACCCCGTGACGTCGTCAGATTCACCCCGTCGTGTCGTGAGCTGCACCCCGTCGTGTCGTCAGATTCACCCCGTTCGTTACGGGGTGCAGCAGGTTCGCCCCGTTGTTGATCGCCGGAATGTTCCACGCGGGGTGAAGCAGGTGCGCCCCGTGACAGATCCATGTCGTAGCAAACCGGCCGCTGATCCGCGCGTCGGATGTAGGCCGCCACCAGATCCTGATTGCCGCGCTGGATGATCTGCAAGGCCTCCAGCTCGCGCAGCTTGTTCTGCACCGTGCGGCTCGATAGCCCGGTATCCTCGGCCAGCGTCGCCACCGAGGGAAATGCGCCCTCTCCTTTCGGCCCGGCGTAGTTCGCCAGGCACAGCAATACGTGGCGCGCCGTGGGATCTTTCACGATCCTTTGCGCAAGCGCCCATGTCATGCCTTGAACGCTCATGACTGTTCTCCATACGAAAGTTGATACCCGCGCTCCGCCTCTTCGGGCCATTTGCCCATGGCGATGATTCGCAAGCGCGTAAGGCGCAAGCCGGGGATGAAATAGGTGAGCTTCTGTTCCATCGGTGCTGGTGATTGGTCTATGAACCAGTGGCAAGGGCCGCAGCCGAACGCAATGGCCCAGTCGTGCGCCTTGATCCCCTTCCCCTTGCCGTCGCGCAGCAGGTTGGAATGGCAGGCCACCGTGGTATCCGTGCCGCCCTGGCAGTACCTGGGCACGCGCAGCAAGCATTCCTCGCCCTGGGCAAGGTCAAGCAGCGCCTGATTGCGGTACACGGTCTTGGGCGGCTTCTTTCCCTTCTTGCGTGCCTTCATGGCGGCACGTGGCGGCGACATGGGCGTTGCCCGCATCATCGGCGCACCACGCTTCAGCGGCGTCTTTTGCTTCAGGGGGGTCTTGCGCGTCAGCGACATACCGCCCCCGTCTGCTTCTTGACCCGATACCATGCCGGGAACTTCCACGCGTTCACGTGACGCTTAACCAGGCCGGCACGTGCTGCGTCGAAAACGATCGAATCGACCGCGCATGCCGCAGCGACTTCCCGGGACGTGCTGGACCACGGGTCCACGGCCTTCATGGCAGGCTGCACGATGGCCCGCAATGCAGCCACGTCAACACGGCCCCGCGTATCAAGGATTGCCTGACGGACCTGCTCCACCGTTTCAGGTGGCACTTGGTAGCCGCGAAACATATGCAGGCAGTCAGCCATAGATGCCGCTCCACTTCACGAAGGGCTTGCGCACCGCTTCGTGGAACAAGGCCGCTGCCTGGGCGTTGTGGTCCAACTGCGCGCGGCTGGTAATCCCGCACGCATCCCGAACGAATTGCGCCGCGTGTTGGCTTGCACTCACGCCTTCGGGGGCGGCGCCCACGCGGGAGACAACCCACCGCTGGAACTTAGCGCCGTTGCACATCATTGCAGCAGCGCGCGACAGCGCCGCCCCCTTGCGCACCGTAGACGCGACACGCGCCCGCACGGGTACTCCGGACGTTCCGCGCTGAATCATTGCTCGGCCATCCCGCTCAGCCTGCGCGCGACGCCTGCGACCGCTTCCATCAGGGCGCGGCCCGCAGCATCCACGCGCTGCATTTCCTGCTGGTCAACACCGCCATCAGCCAGGGCGTCATACACCTCATGACCGAACCTGCCATGCGCGATCATCAACGCCGCGACCTGCTCCAGCACTGACATGTCGCTCTCGCCGCAAGACTCTGGCGCCTTGACCAGCAGATAGCCGTTGCCGTGCGCGAACGCGGCCAGGATGCGCACATCCCCCGTCATCCGCACAATGCGGTCGGCCTCAGCCAGCGTCAGATGATGCGTGGTGTTGTTGGGGTTGACCTTGTTGCGCAGCACGGCCGGCGACATGCCAATAACTGCCCCCAAAGCCTCGCTGCCGCCCTTGTAGTCATGCACCGTCAGATCGGCCGCAGTGGTGATGTTCATATGTGAATTTCCTGAACGTATCTATTGCTGAGCAGCGGCCTTACGATGCGCTGCATGGAAAAACGAATTGCGCCCTACACGTCCAACGGCCCGATCTGGACCTTGTCGCTAGGCATTGCCCGTGCCGCCGGCTGCGGTGCCGGCTGGGCCGGCGTGGTCGCGCTATCCATGCGATCCCTCCCGAAAACGGGTGGTCAGCCCCTTAGAATGGTTGCTCTCACACAAAACAATCGCCCCAATATGGAGGGGGCTGACCATGGAAACCAAGGCACAAATCGAGGCTCTGAACACCGCCGTCGCACAACTCGACGCTTTCAAGAGCGGCGTGCTGCTTGCGCTGCTCGCGCTGAAGGCGGCTATACAGGCATCGCCAAACTTCAACCAGCAGGCGCTGGAAGACAGCCTGGATTTCTTTCTTGCAACGCCCCCCAAGACCGATTTCCCGGACGATGCGCTGCTGCCGATACGAACGCTCAAGAACGACATGACGAAGCTCCTTCAGGAGGTTCGTCACCTGGATTGACGTCAAATTTGCCGTCTTGGCCGAGATGCCATCGGCCGCCATTTGGAGCGAACGGGCCCACGTGCCGAGAGGCAACGCGCTCAACTCGCGTCGAAGTTGATCGATTGCGCCAAATAGCGCCGCCAGGCCGCATTGCCGCCGCGATACGCTCGTCGGCAATGCGCTCAACAGCGGGGCGAACTAGCCTCAGCACAATTCGGACGAAGAGGCTATGCATGGGAGGGCTCCTTGATTGCGGTCGCAAGTTCGGGCCACACGGTCTGCCAGTCGTCTGGGCGGAGTTGCGGCCGTGTTACGCGGCCGCCGAGCGAGCTTTCGATGCGCGCGCAGTAAACCGGGTCGATTTCTTTATCTCGCATCAACCAGTTGCCGATCTGCTGGGGTAGCACGTCAATCATTCGAGCCAGCGCAGCCTTCGAACCGGCAAGCTCGATCGCTGCAGCCAATGCGGGGCGGTGCTTGAACTGAACAAGGGTCATAGGTCCGTCATTCGATCTAGGAAAGTTGACCCAATGGTAAACGAGTGTTTACCACAAGGTCAACTTACGTTGATGGAATTTATAAACCAATGTTGATAAGGTGCGCCCCATGGCAATGGGCAAGAACATCCGCTTTCTCCGACTCGCAAAGGGCCTCACGCATGACGCCCTTGGAGATCTCGCGGGCACCAGCGGGCAGACCATCGACCAGCTCGAGAAACGCGACAGCAAAAAGTCGAGCTATGCGTCAGCAATCGCTCGGGCTTTTGGCTTGTCGGTGGAGGAGCTCCAAGAAGCTGAGTTGGATAGCTTGGACGCTGCGCACGAGATGCTTGGTGAGGCGGGAAGGCGCGCATATTCGATTTCAGCCCCGACCGACCACGTAAAGCATCTAGTGGCCGAGCCTGCCCCCGAATACATAGGGCGCGCGTCGCCTGGTCGATTAATTCCGGTAGTTGGTATGGCGCAGCTTGGAGAAAACGGCTTTTACGAAGAACTCGCATACCCGGAGGGCCATGGCGACGGCTATATCCTTCATGCCTCCACTGATCCCGATGCGTACGTGCTTCGCGTTAGGGGCGACAGCATGAAGCCGGCAATCCGGAATGGGTGGTACGTGGTTGTTGAGCCGAATGCCGACGTCGAGCCTGGCGAGTACGTGGCGCTTCAGTTGACGGATGGGCGCAAGATGGTCAAAGAACTACTTGTCCGCCGCCGAGGAGGTGACATTGAGGTGCTATCCGTCAACGGAGAGGTGCGCATGAGCCTCCATGCGGGGCAAGTGGAAAAGATCCACGCTATCGGCGCCATCGTGCCGCCTAGTAAAGTGCGAACGCACTAGAACGCCCCCGATGCGGCCGACCGCCCTAGAGGGCGGTTTTTTTCGTCTCAAATTCAACAGTTGTTGACTGATCAAAAACTAATGTTTACTATTTCATCAACGTTTGTTTACCGATCTTTAACAACCGAGGCCGCCCGCCCCCCGTGAGGGAGGAAGGGCGAAACAGGACAACCAGGCGCCAGCGCGCCCCTGGACCCTGTGTGCTTGGGCTTCCACAGCCAGGCAACGCCCAGCCGGGCGTGGCGACGATAACCCCGGCCGCTTCTCTCTTGTCGTAGAACGGCACTTGGTCCGAACCGCAGGTCTGACTTTGCCCGTGGGTTCAATCCACGACCTTTTCAAAGCTCACCGTGGGCGTGGGAATCGTTCGAGAATTATGGAAATGCATGCGATAGGCTTGTTTGCCTTCCTGCCTGCCCAAATCTAGATAACTTATTTGAATTAATGCAGGCTCCTGCGGAGCAGTCGAGTTGCGAACATCGAAGGTTGCGGGCTCACCGGATCGAAGCCTTCCAATCGGAAACTGAGCTCGGTAATGCCCACCGCCCTCGTAGACAACTGAGACCCTATTGATCTCGGCCCCATGGTTATGAAGGATCACTTGGTAGGACCTCTCGCCCCCAAATTCAGAACCTGAATTGTGGGAGATCAGTTCGAAAACCGGCGACCACGCACGTCGCTGGAGCTCACGCTCATAGTCGAGCGCTGCAGTTTGGGCCTCCACCTGCTTGCGCGACACTTCTACCAAATCCCTCTGCTGCGATACCGAATTGCGTAACTCTTCGGCCTGCAAACGCAAGGCCTCTGTACTTTGTTTTAGTTCTTCGCCCTGTTGAAAGTAACCAAGGATCAGCCACAGCAGAGCCAGAGGACCGACGACTCCCGCCAAAAAGTCGCCGACTTGATTAGGTTCCATCCCCGAAAACTTGTCCCATTTTCCCAAGCCCAACAGGCCTACGGCGATAAGGTATACCGCCGTAATCACAATTCCGATCCATGTCAGCTTTTTGCTCATCAGCCACTCCTCCAGGTGCTCGGATTCTAGTTACAGCGCCCAACGCTGGCAATTCATGACGGCATGGGTCTCGTGTTCCTCGCGAATGGTGGGCACACCGAATGGCTGGATGACTTCGCCCTTCAAGACGGCCACTAAATGTCTACGAAGGGTCTCTTCTTCCCATGTTCGAGCGGCAACACGGGGGCTTTGCGACTGAGCCTCATCAAAGAGTGCGGTGGACACCGGCCGACTGGTCCTGACACCCCGGAAAGACGGGGGCCATCATCGGGTCGGTAGCTCAGCGGTAGAGCGCCCGACGCTCGGGAGGTCGGCAATGCCATGGGGTCGCGCCCCAGACGCATCCGAAGGCAGGCATGCCGCGCTGGTTCGAATCCAGCCCGACCCGATGATGGTGATCGCGCAGTGCTGATGCGCAGCAGACGTTCAGCGTGGCTGGAAATCGTTCCAGTGCATGTGGCGGTGTAGGGCGATGCCCCACGGCAACCGAGTAAACCGCAAGCCGGGATCAGCTCCGGCACCATCAACCGATTCGCCCGAAGCTTCGGCATGCGGGGTAGACCGCCGAGAAATCCAGGCGGGCAGTTCGGTGGAAACCCGGCTCCCATCCCACTCCACGGAGCAATGCCATGCTCGAAGCACTCGTACGCTTCATCGAAGAACTGATTGACGTCTTCAATTTCGGCAACACCATCAACAAGTAGTGTCATCGGGGAAGGACGGGCCTCACTTCGAGTGAGCCACGGAATTCTCGCCGCCGCCTGTCCCTTTCCCACCTTTTTGGCCATCTCCGAACTGAATCACACTGAACTCGCCTGTTGACTCAATGTAAGCCCGCTTGACGCATGCTATGCGGTCTATTCCTTTTAAGCGCAACTGCTCCAATAGCTCTCCGCGGGTGATGTGTTCTCGCCGCAGGCCGGATACAACTAACCGACCGTTTCGAACTAGGCAAACGCGTTGGGGCTCTAGAACGCGTCGCAAGGCTGGCACATGATAGCTAACGCGGTCCAGGAAATAGCTCCAGCCGACGATTGTCACCACCACGATTATCCCGTCGCCGAGAGAATAAGAATCGCCGGACATGGCGTTGCCCGCCGCGTCGGCCACCAATACCAAGACCAGCATGTCGGCAACGCCCAGGGAACCAAGATCACGCCGACCGGAGATTCGTAGCAACACATAGAGAACCCAGTACATCGTGGTTCCACGTATGAACATCTCCGCGAATCCTGCCTGGAGCTCGAAAATACTCGAGATGTCGACCATGTCTGTCATCTCCCCTCACGCAGCCCCGCACTCCATTCGCCATATAACGCAATCAACCTAGATAACGCATGCTCCGCGCTAGCAAGGCGAATGGCGTTGCGCCCTCCCGCGAATTGGATCGTCTCCGAATAGACGGCCGGCGATGCGTCCGCGTCTCCCCTTTTAAACACCCATGCAAAACATTGGGTTCCTGCGGGGATTTCGGAGTCGGTGCTGTCAGCAACACCGGTGTTGGAAATAGCGACGTTCGCACGGCTTAGCCGTGCAGCACCGAGCGCCATCTCCTTAGCCACAGCTTCGCTCGTCAAGTTGTGGCGTTGAAGGGTACGGGCAGAAACTCCCAAACACTTCATTTTTGCCTGGGGAGAATAGACGACAAAAGCGCAATCCAGTAAGGCGCCCGCGCCCGGCACATCGGCCAATGTGGCAGCTATGAGCCCTGCCGTGCACGATTCAGCAGTGACCAGCGTCAGCGAATATTTATGCATAAAGAGCGCGGTCCGCTCGACTGCATTCATTCCCGTCCCCCGGGTGCCAATGGTGGGATGCAGTCAGCAAGTTTTATGCCGCACACTCCAACTCCCATGTGGCGATAGTTACACCCGCCACACCGCGCATCTGGCCTACCCCATGTCCTTGACAATCTCTGCCATCTGGTGGGACTTCGCTCTGCTCGCCCTTGGGGCAGTAGTGCTGGCCCCCATTGGCGAATACCTCACCCGCCGCTATGTTGCGGCCGATCCCTGGAAGCCGACATGAACACCATCAGCGCAAGCGCGCCCCCGGTGCGCCACCGTCCCCCCATCACGATCAAGCGGGCAGCCCGCAAGCTGGGCGCCCTGATCGCTCCCCGCGACCACGCCGGCAAGGGCCACTGGAGCGACGACGCGGAAATTCCGCTGTGGGCCTGGCCCGCCAGCGTGGCGTTGGCCATGTTCTTCCTCTTCGGCCCACAGTTCCTCGGCTGGCTACTCGGATACCGCTCCTAGACGCCACGCGGACCACGCCTCTTCACCTACTGACGTTTTGTTGGCGGCATCGCCAGTGACTCAACCAGTTCCCCGTCTGCATCACAGCCAAGTCCCAAAAGAAACGTGTGGACATCCACACCTTGGCGGGCGGCTTCCTCTTGTGCAACTCGCCAGCACTCCACAAGGCGCGCCTCCTCAACACCAACTTTCATTTCGTGAATCGGCTGAGTGGGCCGATCCGCAGCGGTTTCCCCGCACAACCGGCTTTCATAGCAGAACCGCTCCAATCCCCTGCGGATAGCCGCGCCAAACCGGCTATTCGAGTCTTCCATTCTGACCTCCATCCCAACGGAAGAATCTTAGCTCAATCACAAAGTGGCCAAACCATGAACGCTCCCCCCGCATCGTTCAAGACGATGATCAAGGACGGCACGATCAAACGCGCCGACGCAATGAAAGTCCGCTATTCCGATATCCGCGTGAAAGAGGGTTTCAACCTTCGTGACCTGGACGACGAATACGAAACCGGTATTGAAGCCCTGGCCTCCTATATTCTGGCTGGCGGCACGTTTCCCGCGCTCGAGGTCATCGCCCTGCCGGACGGCTCCGGCGTAGAAGTGGTGGACGGCCATCGTCGCTATGACGCCATTGGGCGGGCAATCCAGCGCGGCGCCCCTATCGAGTGGGTTGCCGTGGTTGGGTTCCAGGGCAATGAAATAGAGCGCCGTGCGCGCATCTACACCAGCAACGAAGGCGTCAAGCTACGGCCACTTGAAGCGGCACGCGGCTTCAAGCGGTTTCGCGGCATGGGCCTCGCCACGGAGGAAATCGCGTCCCTCGTCCATCGCAGCCGGCCGCACATTGAGAACTATCTGGTCCTGGCGGATGCCGAGCCCGATGTGCAAGCGTTGGTGCGAGCCGGGGCGGTCTCCGCCGAGGTTGCGATAGACGCAGTTCGCCAGCACGGCGCCCAGGCCGGCGAGTTTCTAAGCGGCAAGGTGATCCAGGCGAAGGCCGCGGGCAAGGCCAAGGTCACGGCCAGCACCATCCACGGCCGCGCACTGCCCCGCAAGGTCGTCTCCCCGCTCATCAGCGGCGTCGACACGTTTATGCAGGGCCTGGACGCCAATCAGCGCGCGACCCTCTTGGACATTCAAGAAGGCCGCGTTGCCGCCGAAACCATCACCATCCCCGCCGCCGCCCTGCTCGACCTATTCCAGGCGCATGGAGCGGTCGAAACCGTCCGCGCCAAGCAGGCGGAGAAGCAACGCCGCCAAGCCGAGGCCGCGGCAACGGCCAGCCAGGCCGAAATCCCCACCGCAGAGGGTGCCCCCGCATGAACGCCCCCCAAAACCTCGACGAGCTGGACGACGTTGACCTGGCCGCGCTGTCCACCCGCGTGCTGCACGACATGGTCGCAAAGATGACCCCGGAAGAGCGCCAGCGCTATCGCGACGCCCTCGACGCCGCAGACGCCCCCCTCCGCAATCTGTTGGGCGCCGCCCAGGGCGTGCCTGATCCGTCGTCCACCGCCCCCGGAAAAAAGTGTGCAACTTGTCGCGGCGCATTCTCCGGAATGTCCTGGGACACGCTGTGCCCTTCCTGCTGGGAAGCGAATCTGCGAGCCGAATCGGGCCGGCGCGCCCAGGAGATCGCACGCTGGAAGCGTGACAGCGAATTGCTGATGGCCATTCAGGACTCGTGCTGGGACGTTCGCTTTCTGAGCCACTCGAACGGCGACGATTGCGACATCAGTATCGAGATCGTCGGCCACTACATGGCTGCGCCCCATGAGCGAGTTATGGGCGAGAACCACTCCGAGAACTTGCGGGCTGCGCTTGAGCAGGCGCTGACTGCGGACGCTTACCCGCCCGCCCGGCCTGAGTATGACGAATACGGCCGCCCTGTGATCAGTGCACCCTCTCAGCAGCAGGAGGGGTGAGACATGGGCGCTAGACAATGGTCTGTATGTCCTGCAAGCGGCGACCGATTCACGGCCTACGCGGGCAAGGACCGGAAAGACGACGAGGGCTGCGTGCCGTGTCCGGTGTGCCGCAAGGTAGTCAAGCTGCGCCAGCAACCGGGTGACCGCTGGCCTAGCACTATCCCGCACCACCACGCGGAACCCAACGAAGAAAACTTGGCGCGCATGCGTCAAAAGGAAACGACATGA